GTGGCTTCGGCCGCCATTACGGCGAGCGAGAAGCCACGGGAGCCTGTGGAAGAGGTGGCAGTGGATGAGCCTGCGGCTCAAACCACTACCACAACGACAAGTGCCGGGTTGCGTGCTGCAGTTACTTTGCGTGATTCTACTCATTCTGACCGGAAGAGGGCGGTTGAGCCGCCACCTGAACGTCAAACTGCACACTCAGCTGCGCGCCCTCTAGGGCGTCAGGCTGCTCGACCGAGATCGAGTGGTCAGGCGTCCGTCCCTGAGGGTGGTCGCGGGCAGGCGCTAGGTCCCGGCAGGGGCCGAGGCTTGCCACCAGCTCCACCAGCTCAAGGCCCCGGAGGACGGGGTGGTCCTCCCCCTCCAGGGGGGGGTCCACCTCCTCCTGCAGGAGGGCGTGGTGGCGCTGGTAATGCTCCACAGGTTCCACCTGGTGGCCCGATGTCCATTCGTGCATGGAGAGTTCGTCATCCTGGGAGTCATTGTCTCCCTCCGGTCCATTGCACGAGTCGATTGGCGCAGACCAAGATTTGGGTCCACCCAGATGTTTCGAAGGAGTGGTTCCGGCGTTATTTGATACCGACCGAGGATAAGGCTGATCGTCAACCTAATGCTCATGCTGTTGGCTGTGCTTTCCGCTATTATGCGAATAGTGCGGCTGTTGCCAATGCCGTATCACGATGGGCTCCGCACAGGCTTTGTTGTCTGTGGGGTTCTCAGCGTGAAGCTGACATTGCTCAAGGCTATGTGCATGACGTGTCTGTTTTCAGACCTGTCGTGGTGCCACAGGATGTGGGGCGTCCGGTTGATCCGGCGCTCCTTGTCCCGGCGCCAGATGGTGACGTGGGCTTTGTATATGATGTATACGCAGGTGGTGCTCAGACGCTGTTTGGGGCGCTGCAAGCGTATCCTGGTCGGCACGTTGTGGTCGTGCACAAGATTCTCCCTGGGTTGTTTGGTGAGGCGTATGGAGAAGGAGCGTGGTTTCGACCGCGTGCTGGATTCGTGCGCTATCTAAGTGACCCTCAGGACCTTTATGAACATGACACTCTGGATTGGCTCTCACAGCCCGGTCGGGCTGGCAATCTGATTTGGACTCCTTTCAAGACTTTTGGTCTTGAGCAAATCTCATTTGTCGAGCGTGATCCTGCAGGTATTGTAGCTGCGGCGCCACAGGAGGTGCAAGAGCCAGGTGTGATAAATACCTACGCTTGCCCGTCAGGGGTGCTGCTCCAACAGTTCCTGAGCTTGACGAGTGGTCTTCCTTCATCATTGTGGAGAATGATTGTGACACGCGTGTGCTCTGTTGAACGCTTTGACGCAGTGTTTCTTAATACGCTGCGCTCTTATGTGTTTTCCAGGCGATTGACTATGTTCACCTGGCAGGGCCTGCAACGTGAAGCGGTTCGACTCATGACAACTAACTATCCCCAGTTTCAGCGGCTTTTCCCTGTAGAAGCCGCTCGAGAGGTAGCTAGGCATGTAGGAGCGGTTTGGCTAGATGCAGTAGTGTCTGGCGGAGCCCTCTTAGAATCTGTGTCATCAGTTCAAACGGAATCCGCGATGTTCAATGCGCGCTTGGACACCTTGTCAACTGCTGGAGGTTCTCTCAATTGGAGAACTTTCTTACTGGCGCTCCTTGTTGCAGCACTGTTCGTTCCTGGTTTGCGACAGTTGCTGCTTCAAGTGGTGAAGAGACTGTGTGGATTTGCCTGGAGTTCGATTTCTTCGGCGATTCACCGTGGTGTACTTACACCATTGCTTGGGTTGTTTCAGCCTTCAGCAATGCGGTGCTTGCCTATGGTTGGTAGTGAAGTAGTAGAGGAAGTGGTGCGTGAGCTGTGTCCCTCCGCGACTCCATTCTTGATGGCAACCGAGGTTGCCATTAATGGATGGCGGTCGGCTTTGGGAACTGCGCTCCTAGCTCCTTTACCTTTTCCTATTCGCTTGGGTGTGCACTTATGGTGCAACTACGGGCGCTCTGAGCCATCACGATGGACTCAATTTGTTGATAACGTTCATCGCTATCGATTTGTTGATAGATCGTGGGACTATGAATGTCAAGGAGTTACTGCGTTTTCTTGGAAGGAGAGTCAAGTTCCTCGTGAAATTGAAACTTCTTTCGACAAAGTGGTGGCTTGTGACAAGCTCACAGTCCGAATTGACCCAGAGATTGTTAAGGATCGCGGAGTTCGTGGGGCCCCGACGTACTATTACATGGCAACTTCTGTTCCCCTGTATGCTCCTAGTCGTTGTGGGCATTTGTTCGATGCAGCGCTTCGCGCACGAATTTTAGCTCCTGCGCCGAATCACGATCGTCAGCAGGCAGAGTTTCTTAAGCCTGCTAATTGCGAGCCCCTTTTGACTCGTGACGAAGGCGTTGTAGTTCAAACCCCCGAGCTCCTTGAAGAGTATTTGTCACATTGGGATTCACCAGCGAAGGTTCGTTTGATGCGCCACTATGCTGCTGATTTCCAGCGCTTGCAACCAAGCCCTGGTGATCGACCAGCTCATGTGGTGCCTCTGTTCATCAAGACTGATGAGGTTTTGGTGAAACCTGACTTTCGCTTTAAACCGCGAATGATTGCGAATGTGCATCCGTTCGTCCAGATTGCTGTTGGTCCGCAGATTCGGTTAATTGCCGAACGTCTGCATGATCAGTGGAATTTGAATGAACCGGTGCTATTCCTTGGTGATTTCGCAGTTTATTTGGTGTATGCCGTTGGCATTACAGACGCTGAGTTGGGGCGGTGTCTCCAATTCGCCATGGATACTCCTAGAGTGGTTGTTATTGCTGTTGTTGGGGATGATTCAATTGTCTTCATTAACACTGGTAATGCCTTCTGGGTGTATGAGAATGACTTCAGCCAGTATGACCAATCCCAGGGATCCCATGTTCTAGAAATGGAATATGGGTACCTCCGGAAATTGGGCATGCGGGAGGAAGACATTTCATGGCTGAGGGCTACCTATCGGTGCCCTTACGTTTACTCGGACAAAGCTACTTCCGGGCGAGTCATCATCAAGCGAGATCGGCGCACCATGCGTGACACTGGAGGTCCCAATACATCGTTGGGAAACTCTATTGTCAATGCTCATACATGGTGCTTGGTTTTGCGCGATGGTGGTGTCGTGCAGTCTCAATCTGCTCTTGCTGAAGGATTTTCTCGCTATGGATTCAAAGCAAAAGTACGAGCTTTCCAGGAATGGCAGATGGCAGGTTTCTTGAAGGGAAAGTGGTATCGCACCCGTTCTTCATATTGCTGGGCCCCGTGTTCCAGCCGCTTCTTGAAAATGGGAAAGACCAGCACTGATCCGCGAGCGGGTCTTGGTCCGTCAGTCACGCTGAAAGATGCTGTGCAAGACTATGCTGCTGGTCTGGCTTCGACTTATCATATGTATGCCCAAGTTCCATTGATTTCAGCTTTCGTCCGACGCTTTTATGTTGAAGGACATAAGACCGCTGGCCGTCAGTTGGAAAAGATGATCGTGGGTACGCAGATGGAATTAGCTGAAGCTTACGTCGATGCCGCTGCCTATTACGGTGTCGATTCCCGTGTCCTTCATGAAGTTGAGCATATGATATCCACTTGTCCCATCCCCTCATTCCTCGAGCATCCATTGTTCTTGGTGCTTGCGGAACGGGACTATGCTTAAGATTACACTCCTTCAGAGGGGGCTTCAAGATGACGAGTTTGGGTTTTTCGCAGCGGCTACGTGCCGTGATTTCTGAGAAAGAGGCGCTACTTGGTGACACACCGGTGGGGGCTGATTGGGCTGTCAAAGCCCTGCACCCTTCCGATCCGTTAACGCAAGTGCGTGGAATCCCCGACATGAGTGCGGCGACCAGTCTGTGTAACAATTACCAGGTGACATTTACCTTGTCACCCCAGGTCGGTGCCACTGGCACTTGGTCCTTTGATGCAACGCTGTTGCCTCATCCGATCAACTTCATGGCGATTCAGTCCCTTGACTCCATCGGATCGATGAACTATGAAGTGTTGAACACACAGATTCCCGGAGCTGACCACTTTGCGAAGGCGCAGTGGTTGGCTACTGAGGCCCAACAGTGGCGCTTGGCTTATGCCGGCGTCACGATTTGCCAGGACGGTCCCGACCTGGCGAATCAGGGCTCTTTAGTTGTCGCTCAATGTCCTGTGTTGCCTTTCCGCTTTGGAGGATCGGCTACGGCGACACAGACCATGTCCCTTCAGTCCATACTGCCAGTGGAGGTGTATACGGCGGAAGACCTTCCGTCGTACACAGCTTCGCAAGCGATGCCTAGCGCGTACTTCGACCTTTCGAAGAAGGGAGCTTATGTTCCGCTGAAGCTCACCAAAACGTGCCAGGTTTGGCGGTCGCAGACTGATATGGTGGGGACGGGTTTGGCGTCACAGATCACTAATGGCGTGTATAGCTTTCCGTCTGCTCCAGCTTATGCATGGCCACATTGGGGCTTGGAGGCGTCTCAGTGCTCGATTCCACCGATGTTGAAGTCGCAGACTACAACGACGGGAACCGGGGCGCCGAAGATCGACATGTTGACTTTTGCCAACTACTTTACCTCCCCGATGCTGAACGAGGTTTTTGCGCATATTTCGGCGCGCAACCTCGCTGTGACGACGAGCTTTTCCATGTTCTTTCGTTTTGGGATTGAATACCGTGTTCATCCCACTTCGGTGCTGTCACCGCAACTTGAGCTTGCTCCTCGTTACGATGAGCGAGCTCTGAGATCGTACTTTGCAATCTCCCGTGAATTGAAAGACGCTTACGAGGCGTCTTACAACGACTTGGGGAAGCTGTGGAGTGTGATTTCCGGCGCTGCACGTGATGTGCTCCCTGTCTTTTCGAAGTTCGGTCCAGTCGGCCAAGCTGTAGGCACGATTGGTTCCGGAGTTGTTGAGATGGGTGATGCGATCAAAGCGCGGCGCAGTAAGCGTAAGCGTGCCTCGAAGAAGACCGCAACTTCTTCTCAGAAGCCTGCTCCTAAGAAGAAACCGAC